TGTAGGCATATCTCACCTTATGAAAGTGTTGACATATAGATGAGGACTAATCCTCGTCCTCGTCTTTTACTTCCTCTGGTATAGGTCTAGCTTTGCTCGGTTTCTTAACAATGGTTTCTTCAACAATTTCCCCGACTTCTATTTCCCCCGACCCCGACCTATCCTCGATCTCAATTCCCGACTTATGCTCAATAGCTTGTTTCCCGAGTAAATCAGCTAGGCGTCTTTCAACTTCATCCCGACTCATTTGATCGACCTTGCCATGCAATACTTCCCGACGATCAACAATAAGTCCCCCGACTTTCAAAAGTAAATTCTGCGCGTTAATCGCCGCTGTAAAATTACCTGCACTCCAGGCGTCATCCCTTAGCTTATACAAATCCTCGACTGCACCCTCATGCGTCAGCTCAAACTTCTTTTTCGCTTCCGCCATCAATCTTTCATATTCTCTATACACATGCTGATACTTTCCATTTGGCCCCATGTACCGACTAACAACCTTTGGATTCTTAAAGCCTGCCTTCTTTGCAGCTTCTGCAAAAGTAAGTGTAGGATCGTTGACTGCATTCCAGACTAACAAACGCTGTCGCTTGGTTAGATTCTTTTCGTTATGATTCATATACTCAACTGGCATATCTTCTGCATCTGCAAGTGTAGGTTCAATCTTCACTTTCTGTCTGATCCTCGATTCGTCCTTGCTCATCTTTCACCTTATAGCTAATTAATCGTCCGTTAAAATACCTGACTAATTCTACTACATCTGGTCTTTCAAGCAAATCTATAACTTCTTGAGGCAAAACTTCCCGACATTTTTTTACTAATTTATACATATCTTCTCCTACTTTTGTCAGAGCTCTTGACAAAACTCTGACAAAACTATCAATACCTCTCTAAGTACTACTAATACAATAAATAATTATATATATATTATTATATTTATACCTATATATATACTTTTGTCATACTTTTCTTTACCTACCCTTTTCTTTTACGATTATGAGGTAAATATGAGGGTTATTTTAAGGGTATCCTGACAAAATGACAAAACGCCTAAAGTGCATTCTTATCACGTTTTTAGCTGTCAGAGACTTCTGACACTCTGACAAAACTACGCCAAATATAGCCAAAATCGACCCAAAAGGGGGTACTTTTGTCAGAAAAAGCTGACAAAACTATTCGGGGTCTTTTTCTTCTGTTAGGAACTCGGGGGTAAAGATAATTTCTTTTTCTAAACCAAACTCTGCGTTGAGGATATCGTCGATTTTTCTCACGCCTTCTTCGACCGATTGCGCGTAATTGAGAGTTTCTGTCACGCCGTAAGTAAAGATAAGTAAGGCGGTAAACTCTGGGTCTGCGCCTCTGGCAATAAAATCTTCAAAAAGAGTATCGAGTCTGCGTCGACCTTCCTCGATGGTGGGTGGGCCTTTTTCCATTTTTACTATCTTCATATCTAAAGTGTAGCTTATAAATCTTCGTATGGGTATAACCAGATGGGGGTGTTCTCCCCAACGTAAGCGCCAGAGACGTTAAATTCAAAATATTCAATAGCTTCTAGCTCACTCATGTCGTGATCTCTGATAAGAATATCAATGCATTTATTGGCGTCGTAAATGAGACGCTCTCCACTTGTTGCGATATCGCTGGACATACCAATGATGGCTTCGTCGAATCCGTCTGCTTTTAACATATGATCTCCAATAAAGGTGAGGTGTGTATCGTTGCAAGACTACACCTCAAAGTCCCTGGAGACAGGAATGAATAAACCCTGCCGCAACTGCACTTCTATTGTTTATACAAGCCGAATGACTGCCTGTTCGCGATTAGTAATACGTACGCTAATACGTAGGCTCTTCTTGCGAGCTTACATACCCTTCCCAATAATCTTCTAATAAACTTGGCGTGTATAAAATATTTAGCTTTCGCATTTCTTTTACAAACTTTTCAAACGAATCGCAAGAAGCTGAAACACATTCAGCATCTTCTTGCATCCCTATTAAGAAATCTCCAATTCTACTCATATCTTCTCCTATATCTTTTTAGTGTAGCTGTTGCTACTGATTATCTCTGCAAACTGCACGCCGATAACTTTGTGCAACTTACCCTCTAACAAGAAAGCTTGACGTTCAAACTCCTCTTGTTCTTTTGTTGTCATCTTATTCCAATCGGGTATAACACCTTCTGGATTCTTGACAACTTGATTGACCCAAGCAATAACCACGTCAGACAATTCATGTTTAACTTTGGTTTTGGCCGTAACCTTTTTGCCTTGGTATTCAATCATTTAGTGAGTCTTAACTTTTCTCTTTTCGACTTCAGCTAAATTATTAATCATGTCAACCAAACGATCCTTGTCAGCTTCTATTTGCTGCAAGCTTGCATCTGAGTTAGAAATCTCAAGACTAGCAGACTGTAAATAAATTTTAACTATTTGACATACCATTTGTTGTAAGTAATCTCTGGTGTGGTCTACGTAGTCTGACATCTTTTTATCTATCGTCATTTATGTTCTCCAAAATAAATATACCCTTAGTATATCAAAAGGTGTTTACAAAGCAACTTAAATTTTATAATATTAACAAAACAATTAATCGAGGAGAAGATTATGCCAATGACAGAAATAGATTTTATAAGGGAAGGTATGAAAGCTTTACAGCCAGGATTACCAGCTCCCAAGTACAGCGACGAAGTGCAAGATGATATGCAATCAACTGAAAGGTTGCGTAAATTTGTTGAGTACATTCGTCAACATCATCCAGCTTTATTTGAGCATGCTTATAAGGAAGCATCTAAATAATGCTTGAGTTTCTTTTATGGGTTTTAGGAATAATAGCCGCTTACGTTGGGGGCGGCTTACTTTATATTCTTTGGTGGATGAATAGAAATCTATGAAAGAGTTAAGAAAAGAACGAGAGGTTTTAGTTGGAGCTACTTTCTATGTTGACAAGGTAGACCCTAACGCTGAAAACTTGCCAGACTTATTAAGAGATAAGTTTGAGCAAGAGGTTGATAGAAACAAAATATTTTTTAGTATTTGTATTCCAGGGGACAACAGCAAAGTAGATTTAAAAAAACTAGTAGAAGAAAACAACGACTTAAGATATCAAATTAAGTTTTGGCAAGATTTATATTTAAAAGCAATACAACAAGGATAAACAACAATGGCAAAAACGTGGGTTACAGAAAAAATACAAAGTATTAAAAAGAAAACATCTATTGGCGATTCAAGACTTAGCAATGGGTCTGGAACAAACAAACGCAAGACGCGTAAAAAATATCGAGGTCAAGGCAAGTGAGCGCAGTAAATTATCCATGCGGTTGGTTTGACGCAGAACAATTACCAGGGGGATCAGAAGATAATGACTCAGTATAAAAAAAGTGTAGAGAAACAAAGAAAGAAACTTCAAGCCGAAGAAGACGACAAAAAAATAGTTTGGTATGAGTATCAAAAAGGTGCTGGAGAACATTTTAGAAAAATAAAATATGCGAGCGGCAAAGAAGTAAAAACTGATTTTAAAAATGAAGAGCAAAAAAGATAAAACAATAAATAAGCTTGATCGAATAATGAAGTCTGGCAAGTTAACTAAAGTTGTAAATAAATTTATTCCCAAAAAGAAAAAAAAATAAATGCCTTTAAGAGATTACCAACAAGAAGCTTTGGATGCGCTAGAAAACTATATTGCTATAGAAGACGGCAATCCTTTAGTTGTTATGCCAACAGGTTCTGGTAAGTCTCATGTGATCGCAGACTTTGTGCTGCATATGAACGAGCAGAAGAAACAAAAAACTTTAATTGTTTCGCACGTTAAAGAAATACTTTTTCAAAATTACGAAAAGCTACAAGACGCTTGGCCCTATGGAGATATAGGTTTGTATGGCAACAGTTTAGGAAGCAGAGATACAGATAATGATATTATCTATGCTCAGCTTCAATCAGTTTGGAACAAGGTAGATCAACTGCCCTTATTCGATCTCCTCGCTATTGATGAAGCGCATCTTGTTCCAAAAGACGGCGAGGGAATGTATCGTTCCCTCGTTGTCGCCCTTAAAGAACGTAATCCAAACTTACGTGTGGTAGGGTTTACTGCTACCCCGTATCGACTTAACTCTGGCATGTTAACTGAGGGTGAGGGATCTATTTTTGATGATGTCGCAATAGACTTTGGAAGCGGCGATAACTTTATTCGTTTGATTGAAGATGGCTACCTATCACCTCTAGTAACTAAATGTATGGATACTGAATACGAATTAGATGATGTAGGTATAAGGGGTGGAGAGTTCATTCAGACAGACTTGCAAGCCAAGATGAACGATAGCGGGAGAACCAACAAAGCCATACAAGAAGTTTTAATTAAAGGCGCAAACAGAAAACAATGGCTTATATTCTGCGCTGGTATTAATCATGCAGAAATGGTGAGCAGTATTTTAAATGCAAACAATATAACCTCTCGCGTGGTAACAGGAGATACCAATCAAAACGAAAGAGATCAGCTAATAACGGATTACAAAGCTGGTAAGATCAGAGCTTTGGTTAATTGTGATGTATTGACAACAGGATTTGATGCTCCGAATACAGATTTAATTATAATGCTGAGGCCTACACATTCACCAGGCTTATATGTGCAAATGATGGGTCGGGGCATGCGTATAGCAGAAGGCAAGAAAGATTGTTTGATTCTAGACTTTGCTAAGAATATTGAACGTCATGGTCCTATCAATCAAATAGCACCCAATCAAAAAGGCAAGCGTAAAAGAACGGGTCAAGCGCTTGTTAAGAGCTGTCCAGAATGTCAATCGTATGTGCCTAAAGCTGTAACCACCTGCCCAGATTGTGGCTATGTCTACCCTATGCGTAAGTTAGAGTTAGATTTGGTTGCATCTAAGTTAGATATTATTTCTAACAAAGCTAAAAAAGAACGCTACGATACCAAGGTTATCAGCATGTGGTTTGGTAATCATCAGAAACAAGGTAAGCCTTTACCTGTATTAAAAGTCAGCTACAAGACGCCCAATAAAATTATTAGTGAATA